ATTGGCTTGCGCCTTCTCAAACTTACCAGCCTTTGGGCTAGTTGCCAAGTGCGTTATCGCGGCATCGGTCTTCTTACCTTCAACTATAGCCTCATCAATCTTTCTCTCTAATGCGGTAAGAAGAACTCTTTCATTCTTCATCTTTGAGACAATATGTTGAGCCTTGTTGCTGTTCTCTCTAATTGATTCAGTAAGCTCAGGATAGGCACCCTTGGTTGAAGGATCTGATACAAGATCGAAAGTGATTAGTCTGAAGTCTTCGTTAACGTATTTACCTTTGCTGCTCTCAGTTACAGTTCCAAGACCTCTGCTTGAAATGCCAATCTTAACACCGTCATTAATGAGTGCTTTGACGATCTGGCCGTTTGGAGTTGAAAGGATTTCGCACTCTCCCATTACTTGACCATTGGGTTCAACCCATAGCTTTGTAATTAAGTGGGAAGCTTGTGATAAGTGAATGGCATCGTTTGGTGGGTGATCTAATGCTCCAACCAAAGATCTATCTGCAATCTTTTCTTGAATAGCTTTTACTTGATTCTCCAAAACTGGTCTAGGATAAATTCTCCCATTGTTGTTTTGCTCATCGCACTTTTGGAAGACTCCTCTTAGCTTAGTCTTGGAAGAAGGGCCAGTCCCTTCATTTATAACTTTTAGGTTATCTAAAATACGGTATTCAACTAGTAGACTCATTATTTTTTATTCCTTTCAAAATATTTCTTTAATGAAGCAACACTACTTTTACCGTGTCTCTTCAATGTTCTTGCAGCATACTTCTTAATTACTTCAAAGGGTGTATCTACTGAAAAGCCTTTGGCAGTCTTACCACCAACCATCTGCTCATCATCTTTACCCCACTTTTGAATTGTTATAACGTAGAGTCTATCTGAGTCTTTTGTAGAAAAGATAGTCCCTGGGGTTTCTTTTGACAGAGCATCAGTAATAGAATCGAATATCTTTACCCTACTTTTTGATGATTTAGTGTGGGATCTTTTTGGAGAAGTGAGACCTTTTATTCTACCCTCTAACGATCCCCTACCACCAACAAATTTAGTTTCTTTTATTAGTTTTAGGATGTCCATTACTTATTTTCTTTTTAGGAAATTTTGCTGATTGTCCAAGCACCGGAACTTTACCTACACCTATCATCCCAGTTGTTGTCATCTCTTCTAGAACTGATTTAGCCTCTTTTAATAGAGAGGAAAGTCTAGTAACTAAATCTTCGACTCTAGCCTTAACAGTTTCTTCGTTGATAACCTTCTTTGGTTCATTAGGCTTAATACCAGTTATGCTTTCTACTAAGCTGTCTGGTACTTTTATTCTTGATAGATTGTCAGAAAGAGGCTTGGACATACTTGGAAGTTGGGGAGTGTTTGAATCCTTACCTCCAAGTAGATTTTTTAGAATGTCCTCTGCTGCATTTGCTGCTTTAGCAGAAGAGCTTATTTGCTCTCTGTTAGGCATCATATCACTTCTTCTTCTTCAAGAATGCAGGCATCTTCTTCTCTTTCTTTCCCTTAGGACCGCACATCTCATCTACATCTTCTGCGTCCTCGTCTTCATCCTGATCGACCTCATTTGACTCCTCTAGTTCTGATTCGTCAAGGTCATCACCAGCGAAATCAAAGTTCTCATTGATTACGCTTAGAAAGAAGTTGATGTGCTCCTCAATCTTCTCTTGGGAGATCTCTTCCTCCAGATGTGACTCGCAAAGGGGGCAAACGTGGACATCCTCTGCGGTTTCCTCGTTCACGGTCTCCTCTACAACGCTGGATTCAGATAGCTTGGCAACTGGCTTGCCTAGTATCTGGCTAACAAAATCGTCTGAAACATTGATTCCTCTCATATTAAACTCCGTATAAAGTACTGTATACTATATCTATCTATTACTTAAATTTAAAATAACTTAAATAAATTTAAATTCTGTCATTCTTTGTGATGACTACTATTGGATCGTCTTCCAAGAGATCATCCTCCAAATCTTCTCTATTCAATAAATTCTTTATTTTTATGTTATCCCTGTACCCATTACCCAACTTTACCATTAAATCAGGAGTACAGTCATACATGAGTTCGCCAAATCTATTTAATGGTAGTCTTCTAAACACATCAAACCAGTAAAGGCTAGACGTATTATGGTAAGTCTTTACATAATCTAACACATCTTTTATTAAGTATGAAGCACCGTAGGATGATACTTGGTTAACAGAGCTAAAATAATCTATAGAGTTATACATATTATTGACAAAAAATTCTGAATTTTTATCAAAAACATAGCTTACTGCTTCTGTGTCTACAGGCTCTGCAATACCCACCCTAGTTTCATTTGACTTAGCTAAAAGAACAGAATTCAAAGCTCTAGTGGAAAGCCTTTGTTCTTTTAGATGATCCAAAGAATAAGTTAGTTCTATTGACCTCTCTACAAAATTATCAAAGTTTTTAATCACAGATCTACCGTTAAATGGGTTGTGTCTAGATCCTCTAACTGGGACTAAAACTAATCCAAATGGTAAATTTCTCGTAAGGATAGGATCTAAATTTAATCTGCTATTAAATCTTCTGAAGCTTAGGTCTGTTTGAGTTGCTGATATAGAACTTGTTTCCTGAGCATATCTAAAAATAGGATCTCTGTAATCTATGTTTACTCTGCTAACAGCAAATCCATTATTACCAGTATGTTCTTTGATCTCATCCTCATTAGTGATCAAAGTATAAGTTGCGTTGGTGGTATCAATTAATAAATTAGAATCCTCAACGGACGTTACGGACTCTAAATTTAATTTAAAGTACATAGACTCTAAGTTAGTTTGTGGATTGTCCCCTGGTAGAAACTCATGCGAGGAGCTTGTTGATCTACAAGTTAAAAAGAGATTTGGGTTAATATCAGATATTCTAAGAGCTTCGTATCTTACTTGTGGTGGTGCTATCAAAGCCGCAGATACATCTGTGTCATAGCTGTAAGGAATACATCCAGAGTCAACCGTGTTTAAATACAAGTAATACCCATCCCCAGGGCTGTTCTCTATATTGAAGCTTCCATTCGACTGTGTTAAGACGCAAATACCAGCATTAGGAATCAGTAGCTCTTTCACATCTCCTTCGAGAGTACACGCACAAGTTCTGGTATTAATATCTTCGTTTAGTCTTCTTTGTCTTCTTAAATTTTTGCTTAAAGAATTTTCTGAGTATCTAGTATCTGCCCTAACTCCATTAGCTATTAGTTTTGTTATTGATGTTATCTCGTTTGATTCAGTACTAGCTACATTAGTTAGGACTACATAGTTTTCTGTGTTCTGCCTCTCAGCTAACTCATAGAAATAATTACCATCAAATTCATCTAAAGTATCAGTCAATATATGTTTCTTGAGCATATTCAAGAATGATTCAATATTTACTTTTTCTCCATTAATATGTCTGATAGCATTGAATGTTGTTATTAGGTTTGGGTTTAGTGAAACATAAATTTTATTTAGTGTTAATGCTGCAACTAAATTTTCATTCCACGGTTCTTTATTCTTTAAACAAACTAGTAGGTCATTTAGTTCACTTGCTATTCTAGGGCTAAATATATTGCTATTGAAATTATGTTTTACATAGTAAGTGTAAGAGTCATTAATAGTTTCTAAAGAAAAAAAGTTATACTTTGGGTGATAGAGATTATTATTTAAATTTAAACTGGGAAGTACAGTTTGGGTGCTCAATACTACATTTGAATTTTGAACATTTACTTGAACTTGTGGTTGATATGTATTTGTTGATAGTTGAGTCTCATTATAGACTTGAGCTGTCTGTACTATGATTGGGTCTGAATTATTAGATACTTGAGGTATGTTATATTTAATTTGAGATACACATTCTCTTGTATCTGGAGTTACAGCAGCGCAACCCTGCTGGCAACTTGCAAGATCATTAAATCTGCAAGAAGGGTCGCTAGGTTGAGGATTTCCAGGCTGACCATCACAGGGTAAACATTGTCTTCTTGCTAGGAATCGTACATTAGACTTTGGTGGTGGACAGTACTCGTAAATATCTTGGCATTTATATTTTATCTGTAACGGTTGACAGTTAGCTATACAAGTAGCTTGATCACTATACACACAATTAGGATCTGTAGGAAGTGGGTTTCCTGGCGCACCATCGCAAAGGCTACATTGGCCTGGGACTACACATTTCCATTTTGGAGCTTGATTTACTGGACCTCCTCTTCCTGGCCCAGGCCCACCTCTACCTCCACCACCTCCACTACTTCCTCCAATAACTGGACCTACAGGATCTATTGGATTTGAAATTATAGGATTTGATGGAATATAGACAGGAATAACTATTGAAGAAACGTAGGGATCTATTGGCTGATTGCCAGGAAAAAGATCCCCACATCCACCTCTAATAGCCATAATTATAGAGAAACTTGTACTGTGGTGGTTCCGTCAGTTCTTGACATTGCTGTAGTGCCTTGATGCAAGAATTCTGGTCTGTTCGGGTAAGCCACAACTTCGAAATCTATAGAGGGGATTGCAGCCATGCCGTGCTCATGCCCAAAATATCTCAACCCTCTTCTTTCATCCTTAGTTAGATTGCCATAAGTTGTGTTAGTATCTTTTCTGAAATCATTAATTATACTAACATTTTTACCATAGCTGCCTCTACTCATTCTTGAATTTATGACATAATAATTAGTAAAAAGTTTTTGATTATTGTATGGACTAAACAGGAACGATTTTATATCCAGTTGCCAATCTGAAATTATGACGGGAACAAATATAGTGAACCTAGCTTTACCATTCTCTAAAAATTCTTTAGTTGTCCAAGAGTCGAAAAGATAATCCTGATCATAAACTTGTTTTGATTTTCCTGCGGGTACACAGTTTTTATATTTAATATTTACAGAGAAATCACCAAACCCTCTCGCAGCTAATTCATCCCAATTATCTAAAGTAATTGTTTTTGAGAAATATAGTAAACTCTTTCTAGAATTGATATTTCTTCCACCATTATTTTCAAAAATCTGAGCAATAGTTGTAGCTGGGACTGCTCCATTATAAAGCTCTGAGTAGCTAGAATCTATTGACCCTGAGGAACCCCAAGAATAGGATGGGTAATTATTTATTCTTCTACCATTGTACCATAGAGCATCACCAAATGAAGCTCCTTGATTACCATACCCTAAATAAACTTTTTGAGTATTTGGTAATGTGGAAAATAAACCTTGATTGGCGCGTGGAAGTTCTAATCCTAAAGGCTCTAAAGCCATGTTAATCCATGCTCCAGGCCCATACAATCCCGATGGTAATGGTCTTCTACCTTGCCCATCCCCATTCGTTCCTCCAAATGCTCTATCCCATTCAGGATCGTTGCTGATACCTAAATAGCCGAACTCTTTTTCTACTATTTGAATTATCTCTTGAGCATTTTTACCTTGGCCAATGGAAGATCTCTTAATTAAATTAAATAGTGCGCTTTCTGGCCCCATTTTTAATCCACCGATAACGCTACCAGCGCATACAATCTTAGGGACAATTGTTTGAAGAACAACATTCGACCAAGTTTGCAATCCTGAGGAAGTAACCCCTATAGCATCTCGAAGAACTCCTAACTCCTCATTTATTTTCTTTGCTGTTAAATCAACATACCTTTCGCTAGCAACGGGGTTTGCTAGGCTAATTTGTGGAGTAGCCGCTGCAAGACCAGATCTTTCGTTGTAGCTTAGTTCTGTTGTTCTAAAGAAAGGTCTAATATCTATAACATCACTTTCCTCTATTATTGGCACATTGTTGATATTTAATTCAGGCAATGCTTTTACAACAATATAAGCTATTGGTAGAATTGATTGACCAATCAAAGCAGTAGAGTCTGCCTCTAAACTTTCTACTAGCAGAGGAGTGATATTCATCAAATCATCTGGGGATGGGAACGAACCTTTTACCCCATCAAAACCTGTGAATAAGCTTTGGTCATCTGATACGTTTGGTAGTATCATGGGGTTTCCGTCTGCATCTATGAGACTTGTTCTTGTTACTCCATTAGAGTTATTAATGCCAGTTTTAAAGTTAACTCCTATTCCAGCCCCTTTAACAATACCTAAGGTAGGTGAGTTTATAGTTCTTGGTGATCTACTAGTGTTTGGGATGGCAATAGTTGTTGAAGACATATCTATTGGTTTTGAATAGATAAATAGCAGATCTATACGTTGAGTCGCCTCAGTAATTAATTGTTTGACTCCGTTAGTGTCATAATAGAAAAAGTCTTCCTGATTAAAAGGAGGAATTTCTATTTGCAATTCTTCTGGTACATCAACTATTGCGGTTCTTGCGTAACCTCTCCATTTCTTAATAAATTCAGATTCAAGTTCTGGCAAGCCTAGACTGTCCCCAGGTACATTAAAGCTCCCAGATGACATATTGCTTGCAATGAGCCTTCCATACAATGTCTTGTACGGAGGAAATCTATTAGGTGGAAGACCTTCATAATCTAAAGTATCATTAGAAAGGTAAGGGGATGCGGTATCGTTGCTATCATCTAGCATGGGAAGGGTAAAGGCTCTTTCATATAAACCATTCATTCCCAAGAAATTATCTGCCATTAATACTTTGAACTTTTCTAGAGTGCTAAAAACATATCCGTCTAGATTTGTTTTAGCATTGTACATATTGTATTCGCTCCAAGTAATACCAGCTATTTGCTCTAAAACTTGAAGAGAGTGAATACTATAAGCATCATTAACCCTAGCGGTGTATCTTCCAGGCCGAACTCTAACAATATTATCCTGACCAAAAGTGTATGGCTGGAGTTCTGATATGACAGACCTAGTTACTGGTGAAGAAGATAAGTTACCAAGTAATGAATTTAGATCTAAGTTCTCTAGTTGATCCTTCAAGAAATTACAGTTTTCTTGGAGTTGTTTTAATGGTATATTATCTACTTCGTAATAATATGGATCATTAGCTTTAAAAAATCTTATTGGATTGTAATACTTATAATTAGATTCAGAAAAAGTTACCATTAGTTATCCCCTTCAAGGTCAAATTTATTTACAGACTTAACCCCGTTACCGTGGGTTTTTGTTTCTGAAGATTCACCACCAAACTCATTAGCTATTGGGTAATGAATATTAACAAGTTTAGCTAAACCTGATTTTCCTACTGAATTATGTTTAGCGTTAGCAAAACAATTTGCGGCTGAATCATCTAGCATAACTCTTGTAGTTCTTGGCTCATTTATTATAGATGAAGCGTAGTAGAATCCTGAAGCATGAACGCTACTTGTCTGAGAATTATATAGGTATACATTCTTGTAATTACCAGAAACACCCAGACCAGATATTATTAAATTACCTGATGCTTGATACCCTTGAGCATAAACTTGGTTAAAATAACCATCATAATCACCATTGGTGTTCAGGACTGCCCAATTAATTGCAGGGTCTATTGAGAAATAAAGTCTGAATGGGCCTCTATTTGTAGCACTAGTTTGTGCATACAAGTGAATGCTTGATGATGGACAAGCACCGTAATAGTCTAGCAAAGATACTGTACCTGTATCAGGTGTTGAGCTTGGAGCACCACTTGCAGTAGCAGTCCAAACACCTGAAGGTCCAAAATACCCCGAATCTGCTGGGTGCTTTTTATTAACAGATATATAATCAGCATTTAGTTTAGAGCTATCTGCAATATTCCAAATGAACGTCTTTGAGCAGTAATTATCTTGCCCACTACTGGTATAGATTACATCGGAGGCATCCCACCATCCACATGGGAAGTGAACATTCTTTAAATCTATATTAGAATTATTTAATGCTCTTACACACATACCACCATTAGTATAGGATGAGAAGGAGAACTTATTTGGGTTACTTATATCATGAATAATATAGTTGAATCCATTAGACTCCATCGTTGGCAAGGAGTCATAGATATCTTTGCCCAACGACTCAATACCAGCATTTACAGAGTATAAACTTTGAAGATTTGGATTTGGGTAGAACTGTAAAGAGCCTCCGCTGAAGTAAGTAGCATCGGGGGTGTAGTCAAAACTATTCAATCTTGCCTCATCTCCGTAAGTACCGTTCAACCAGAGTGCATCATAATTTCCTAGATCTTTAACCTTTAGATTAGAATTATTATTTAATACTATACCTGCTCTTGTAGAATGGATTTCCACAATGGTATGATTTAATGGACTTTCTAGATTAAAGGAAGAAACTAAAAGTTTACCACCATCTTGAACTGGACTAATCTCAATAGTCGATGAATCTTCCGCTAGCAAGGCAACACCATGATCTACGAGTAGTGTTGGTCCTTGGAGGGTTATGGTGGAATTATTTTTAGCGCATAGCCCTGCTTTATTATTTTGTGATGTAAAAGAATTAGGACCAATAATAGTTGTAGGATGCTCGCTAGTTCCTCTTAGAAGAAGTTTTGAGTTGTTATCAACAAAGAAGGAAGTTCCTTTTACGGAGTCGGAGGTAATCAAATTACTATTACCAACTTCGGAAGCAACATTTATTAAGTGAACGAACGAGTTATTTAAAACTCTAACTTGTGGGGTTACCTCGTCTAATGATGGACTAATTGTAACTCTACCAAACGTAGAGCTTACTGATGATACAATTACTGGCTCTATGATTGAGTTATTGCATAATAAGTTGGAGCCATTCCAATGTAATGATAGTTGGCTTACTCTATTAGAATTAGTGTCAAGTGCAACTACATCCGGCTTGTAGCTATCTTTATTATATTTTAGTATGGAATTATTGAGGCGAATACCCTCTAAGTTGTTATATTGAGTTACATAATTATCTAATTCTAAAATTGAATTATTTGCTTCTAAACCTATTAAATTGCTTAATGTTAATAATCTACCGCTGAAGTTGAACTTTGAATTTTCTAGAAGCATTCCATAATCAGAATTAAGTTCTAAGAATAAATTGTATATATGATACTTATTATCAAACTGAGTAAATTTATTCTCTATTAATTCATTTAACCCACCATTAATAGTAGAGTTTACTGCCCTTATTCCTACATCATTTCTTGATAAACAAAATATATTTCCCGCTGTTGGTAGGAAAATGAAGTTTATCCCAGCATTACCGAAGACCTTATCAGACATGGAACTAAGAGTTTCGTACTCTCTATCATAGGTAGAACTTATAGTTAAGTTACTGTTTACAAGATCTATACCTGCCCCTAAATTATTAACTTCTACATGATAATAATCATTTGATAATTTTGTTTCTAAAGGAGCACCGACTCTATTTGAATCACTATCAAAGTCATAAGTTCTGTAGGCAGCAAAAGATCTAGTTAAAATTACATTTGAGTTCTCAGCATACAACCCAGATTTTCTACATCTTGCGGTCGTGCAATCCTCTAAAAGTACATTTGAGTTTCTTATATCTATTCCACGTTCTGTACCTGAAAAATCTCCACCACCATCTACTGTAAAATTCCTAATATAAATTTTACCATTGCAATTATTTACTGAAATTTTTGATAGTCTATTTGCATAAATTAAAGCTGCTACTCCTTCGCTGTCATCAAGCTTCATATCAAATTGACTGTAATTGGAGGTTACATCATAAGTGTCTAGGAACTCATTATAACTTCCATCTGGACTATACTCATATGGAGTAAAAGCTGCGCTAAAATCATTGAATTGAGTAAATGCAGAAGCGATAGTATTAGTATCTGCTAAACTAACGGTCATTCTAGTATTGTTTGTTATCACAGATGACCTATTAAATACAGTTATGTTATTTACATATCTTTGATCAAAAATATTAGAACTAACTAATGTAGAATTTAATGATAAAACTTTTGCAAGTCTAAAATGGTTTGGGATACTTGGTAATAATCCAAAATCACCTTCATCTGTAATAGCTAATGAAGAAGTTAAATATCCACCATTGTAATATTCACAATAGTTTAACGGAGGGTATGCGGTTAATGATCCATTTAAATAGCCTAATGGATGAATTTTAGCATAGTTTCTATTTATAATTTCAATAGATCCATTAGCACCAAATATCTTATTAGATAAGTTTAACTCTCCCAATTCTCCGAAACTTGCGACCTCAATCAAATAAGGAGAATTTATAACTTCCGGCAACTTCTCTAAGCATCCAGAAAGGGTAGTGAAAATATTCGAGTTGCATTCATCGGTAGCGTCTGCTGATACTACAAAAGAGAATCCGTCAACAGCAGAAGTGGGATGACCTAATCTCTCCCAGAGCAACTCAGTCCTTTCCTCTAGCTCTACAATTGGAATATTATCTTGTTCCCAGTTGTAAAAGGAGCTTGTATCGAATTTGGTTACAGGGCTAGTCCAGCATCCAAATAGATTTGAGAAGTTTGATTCAGTATAAATATCGCTTGGGTTAAACATGGTCTATTATCCGAAAGAAATTGTCCATCTAAAGATTAGGCCGAAATCTTCAGTCTTCTTAATTTCACTAAAATATCTGTATGCTGCTAAAACAGAGCACTCAGGGTTATCTGCTTGTGGGTTCTTAACAAACAATCCGATCTCATTTAGATAAGCATCAGAACCGTCTCTTGTAAGTCCATTGCAGGAGTCCTCATCTAGAAGTATTGTGTATCTAACGCTTCTGTCATCAATCTTAGTAATCTTTGAGGATGGGATCTTACCATAGATTGAATCTGGGTAAGCCTGCCCATTCTTCCATTGATAGGCTTCAAAAGAGTATACATTGCTGTCTACACCATCCCCAACGTACTCTGCAACGCTGCTTAAAGGGCCAGAAAGCTCGTAGGTTGAGCTAACTTGATTCCCTTGATGTCCGCTTACCCCCACCTGAAAACGGTCGATCTGAAAGTCTGTAATGCGGTCAGAACCTGTTTTAGAGAAAAGGTATGCTAGGCTCCATCCGAAGCCTGAAACGATGACGTTCTTATCATCGAATACTAATTCCTCAGTACCATCCTTAAAGATTTTACTGATGCTTAGATGACCTTTCATTCCCAAATTATCTTGTGTGTTGACTATCATTTTAGGTAAACTTTATATCAAATATATACTCTGGACCCTCATTGACTGGGCTTATAGAAGTATCTGCATTAACTAAATATTCATCAAATCCTGGGTTCGTACCAAAATCTTCATGGTAAAGCAAGTCATCCCAGAAAGTCTTTTTAGCTACTAGTTTATATTTTCTATTATCGTTTTTAGCATTCCAGGTGTAAGGCGGGACATTTCCAGACGCTAGCATCTCTCTTATATCTAGACACCATACCCCAATGTGATTTAATCCACCAAATGCAGCTAAACTTGCTAAATCAGAGGTATGTAAGGTAACGCATATTTGGATCTGGGCATTAGTATCAATACCAGATGCTGTTACCAAAGCCCCGGAGGCCCAACCATTAATAGTAGATTTTACAGAGGATGCCGAGCTTGCGCTAATTTGTGCAAATGTTAAATATCCACTAGGATTCATTAATGAATGTTCATTAAAGAATCCAGACTTCATACTACCACTAGTGACTAATCCTCCAGTAGGATTATACATGACATACTCAGTTACTGTTGAAGGTGGGAACCCACCTACCACATTCCATAACCCCGAAGTTGAACTTACCGCTGCTGGGTTTAAATAATGACCTACTTCCCCGGCAGAAGAAACATTCGTAACAGTTGAAGCACGCTCTAACCTAGTATCATAGTAGTGTGGGTAGTTTGGATCTGAGTTGTAGGTTGAAGAGAAGTAAGCCTTAGTAGCCGAGGAATGGTAAGAAGATGGTGAAGTGTTATTATAAACTACAATATGTAGTTTGCCATTATTGTACACACCATCTGACTCAGAGTGAATTGTGTGGGCGTGATGCTTGAAGCCCTCTGCATCCTTTCCAAAAGTTAGAGCCTGAAAGGTGTAGTTTGAGACATCTAGAATAGAGCTAGCCGAAGCAATCCCACTAAGCTCGGGATTGACAGTTAGGATATCAATTATGTGCTCTCCAAAACCTTTTACAAACATTATAAATCAGCCCTCAAAGTTGTTATCAATGCCTTAGTCTTAGTCGGGGAATACCATGAAGAATCGACCCTATAGTCCAGCCTAGATCCACCATCAGTAAGCATTACACCTTCTGTAATTGTATCTACTCTACTAGCTAGTCCATCAGTAGAATTCTTTCCTGCAATATCATTCCAGAATTTAAATATGGATTGTAACTGGTACTTAGATAGGTCCATTCTTACGTCAGGGCACCCTGAAAATATTATAGGCTTAGACATTTTATTCATAGTTAAATCTAATATCTCAACCTTATCTATCAAAAGAAATTTATCTATGTTAGTATTCTCTGGTGCCAGGAATATTTCAACAACATACTTCTGGTCTAGACGATGCAAGTCTCCAAATAATTTTGAGTAGTCTTTGCCTGGATGGTAATAAGATTTTGGCTTATCACATCTTCTATTGTAAGTATGGAATTCTAATTCAAAGTTTTGGAAGTCTGACTCACTAAGTGTAAGGAACTGATTTTGGTTCCCACCATTAATAGTCATTTCAATACACCTTAGATCTAAAGTTTCATCAGTACTTTCACCTCTGAATCTTTCCTCGAAAGAATAGAAATGTGTATAATTATTGAATAGTTCTGTCTTACTAATCAAGGAATCGTGCCTAGACCACTTCTTACTCTTATCGAATGACCAGATCTTCCCTTCTTCATCTTTGGTATGAATCCAGATTCCCATAGTCTTTCCACCTAGTTGCAGTCCATTAAAGTTTGATACTAGGCTGTTAATATTTAATTTAAATTCGTGATTTGGTATTAAGAAATTGGAGTCATACTTATTAAGATCAAATCTTATTCTGGTTAGCCCATTTGTTGAATGCATTTTTACAAATGATCTTTCAAACATATAGTCATTTGCATACTCAGGCTGTTCAGAATGATCTAAGCGTATTACAGAGATTGAGTTTGTGGAGTTAGACCCAGAAGTCATTACTAACTCAACATTTGTTAGTATGGATGAATTGACTAACTCATAAGTTCCAATATAATTTGAGGATGTTGAACTAGCGACATAGGTTCCAGTCCCTGAGAAAGTAAATGGATCTCTACCAGGAGTAAACTTACTTGTTGAGGATATGCTAGTAATAAACTGTGAAGTGTCGCCTAACTCAAAATCATAGTTTGATACAATAGGTCCAAAAGTATGAGAGAATATATTAGGACCACCAACATAATGATATCTCTCATTTAATTGATGTCGTTGAAATTGTGTTGTGTATATCTTGTATAAGTAATGAAGATCTTTTCCAAAATTATAAGAATAGTAATTATCTAAATTATTTGGGAACCACCCATCAAACTCTGTGAGAGTATTGGCATGGGATCTTGGTATATCGAGCCATGGGTTATTTGTTATAGCTTCGTAATTACCATTTAGTGCAAATATTGCAGAGTATATTAATCCTGATGCTTCGTAATACTTTCTTTCTTCCTCAATTTGATGTATAACAGCATAGATATCTGGGAGTTGACCTCGGTCACAATGGTAGTCACCTTGTGAATTAAATGAGATGCCTCTACATCTTAGAGTTGAGCTTACTGGGTATCCGTAAAAAGATTTACTTGAGTTATTATCATTACATTGATGATATACTTCTGGTATATTGTTATAGTTAAATTGCCCTAAAACATTGAAAGCAATAGTTTGGAATTGTAAAGAACTAGGAATTAGACCTAGTGGAAGCCCTGATAGTTCGGTCGAGTAATCCCAGGAGATAGGCATATTAAAACCAGTTCTATCGTAGTACCCTACTTTAGGGAATACTTCTTCATAGTTTCTTTTTCTTATAGTATTTCTTGGTGAATTTCCAACAACGCTACCATCAGCAACAAAAGCGGAAGTTTCTAAATTTCCTAAGCTAACTATCTCTTCCTTATTGTAGTTTACTATGGGTAGGTTATAGGATTCAAACTCTATAGTATCCGATGCATTTAATTGCAAAGTAACTAACGGTATAGCGTGAGCAGGAGCAAAATCATTGATAATTTGCGATGCTATTTGAACTGCATTCCCTGAATCAACCGCATCAATTTCTTTCTTTGTAAAATCAAAATCTTCTGTATCAAGTATTAACTTAAAGTGTGAGGACTTGCCAGACCACAAAGAAACATAGTCGAATTGAGTTTCATTTAATGTTGCTATTACGTTGTCTAAATTTGGTGGTGAGTTGTACCCAGAAGTAAAGAACAACCACCCAAAAGACCTAGTATCTGCTTCCTTTGAGATTGTATGGAGTTCAATATAATCCCTAACTTGTTTTGCAAACTCCTTAGAAACTCCAAAGCATACTAAACGATCTTGAATGAAGTTCAGCATCTTCCAAGTTACTTCCACATTTATGTAATATGGATATTCTTCAAAGGGTGGAATCCTATACTGTCTTCCACGATAAAAATAACCTTCTCTGAGGAATGGAACTTCGAATGATTGTCTAAATGTTGAATATATTTCAAATAATATTCTATCAACACTTAACTTAATATTCTCGTCCATGCTCTCATTTGAGTACCCAATAACACCCATTAATTCTGCTTTATCGACCGTCCAGATATCGTAGGATTTGAAATACTCTGAGTCTGTAGCTAGGGCATAGTAGATTAAATAAGGTATGTATGATTCCCAAAGCTCAGTAATATCGGACTCAATACTGAAAGCGTCTTTAGGAAAAACAGTATTCAAGCAAACTTGAAGACTCTTTTTAGTTCCAGCCTTCTTGTAAATTTCAATAGCATTTCTTAGTTGGAGTCTCCATCTATCAGGATTGTACCCGAAAAGTTTCCAACCTATTAAATCTGCAAGGAAAGGCAGGTACTCTGCTGGGCAGTTCTCGATGCTATTTAAAGACTTTAACTGTGTAGTAAAGTTATCGTAATCGTGTGCAGCAAAAGAGAGTGCCTTCAGTAGTTTCGTGAATGGACCCTTGGAGACATAATTCTCTTGCTTATAGTTTGAATTTATATAATCTAGGAACCTGTCGTATACTGTGAAGTCTGCCTTATCACTATACAAAGGTGAGTAAATTATGTCGGCCCAAGTATTAAGCTTATCCAACTGCTGGGTTCCGCTTGTATATTTTCCTGAAGAGCTAACGAACAGACTAGGGTAGTAATCAGTTAGATTGTTCTTCCAAATATATTCATTCAACCCTTTAATACAATCATTTAGCGAAACTGACTTACCAAAATATAGCTTATCACAAATTAGTT